AGCATCAACTAGCAGACAGCCAACAGATGAACGCCCACAGACTACAAAATGGAGGAGTAGCATATGGAGACCTCAGAGCAGACTTTACCTTTGATGGAGGGGAGCTTACTAACCAGACCATATTCGAGCTGCTCAAGTTCGAGAAGCTAGTAGACGTTGATACCTCTACGAATGTAGACTTCCTCATAGGCTCGTCCATAGATAAGGAGCTGAAGCCCTACATAGGCGCACCTATGATATTCTACTCATCCAACACTAAGGACATCAGCAGCGACCCTATAGGGTTCTTGGATGAAACTGGTTTAACGCCTAACCCTGCAGACCCTGTAGAGCAGATTAATTTTATCGCCAACGTCAACAGCGACACTATCACAAGCGTGACTAGGATGCTGACCTTTGGACTGAACATAGAGCCATACCACGAACAGGCATTCAATACAACGCTCTATAGTGGCTATTGGGAGAACTATATCACCAACCTATACTCAGTCAGCAGGAGGGTGTATAGCTTCAGAGCTATCCTGCCTCTTGAGGTGATATGCAAACTGAAGATGAACGATAGGCTAGTATGGAACGGATACCGCTTTGTCATTAACCAGATCAAAGTGAACCTCCGCACGAGGGAAGCTAACCTAGAGTTACTGAATGATGTGGGTACATATCTTAACCCTACGGAGTTTGCCGAGCTACTAGACGAGCAAGGAAACTATCTCACGGCTGAGAATGAGGATTATTTAATTGTAGAGTAATGGACTTGAAATTCATCATAGAGCAGCTACCATACGCTGACCACTTGACCGAAGACGTACTAGTGGCGAAGGGTAAGCATAAAATGATAACGAACTGGAAGGAAGCTAAACAGCAGATAAAATGGTTAAGACAGAAGTCGAAATAGTAGTAAACACCACAGATGCTACCAAGTCAATAGACGAGGTAGGTGGTGCTGTAGATAATGCAGCTGGGAAGTTTGAGAACCTATCTGCTGGGGCAGAGGGTGCTACTGCGGTCATTGACGAAGCAACAGGCGGTCTAGCTACACGAGTTAAGAATGTAGGACAGGGCTTAATATCAATGGGTAAGTCTGCTGTCACTTCATTCCGTGCCGCTATCGCTGGTGCTAATGGAATGAAAGCAGCCCTCATATCTACAGGTATCGGGGCTATCGTTGTAGCACTTGGTACTATTGCAGTCTATTGGGATGACATTCTTGCTGCTGTTAGTGGCGTATCAGAGGAGCAGAAAAACCTACTATCCGATACAGAATCTACTAGAGATGCCACGCAAGAGATATTAACTGCGACTGAGGGTAGCGAGAATATACTAAGACTACAGGGCAAGAGTGAGCGTGAGATTCGAGACCTAAAAATCCAACAGACTGACGAAGTTATTTTAGCAACTCAAGCGGTATTGGAGCAAGAGAAGTTACTTAGACAATCTCAAATAGATGCTGCCAAACGCAATCAAGAGTATATGTCTTATGGGCTTCAGTTTGTGATGTTTGGAATCACAGCTGTATTAGCAGTTATAGATGCGGCATCGGAAGGCTTAGTGGCGTTGGGTATAATTGAGGAAGGACTTACTACTAGAAGGGATGCCTCCGAATATGTAGCATCTTTTGTATTTGATCCAGAAGCTGTCGCAGAAGAAGCAGATGAAACCATTAAAGAGACTGCGGATGCCCTAGAAAAATTAAAGAATCAAAGAGCTGGTTATATACTATCAAACCAACAAGAAGACCAAGCGGCAGCCGACCAAGCTAGTAAGGATGCGGAAGATGCAGCAAAAAAGACAGAAGAAGATGAAAAAGCAGCAGCAGAAAAACTCGCTGCACTAAAAGAGGAAATCCGAACTGCCGAAGCCAATACTGAAGCAGAGATAAGACAGAAGGAGTTAGACGATACTGAAGCATACTATCAAAACTTAATCGACCAAGCTATACAAAATGGCTTAGACACGGAACAGCTAGAGGCAAGTAAACTAGAAAAACTAGCGGAACTGCGTGAGGCTTATCGCCAAGCAGATGCCGAAGCACAGCAAAAACTAGACGATGAGGCAAAGGCTAAAAGAGACAAAGAGCTTCGAGATGAAGCACAGCTTCAACAAGCCAAAGTTAAATTAGTAAGCGACTCACTAAATGTATTGAACAGCATTGCACAAGCTGCGCTTTCTGGTAATGACAAGAGAGCTAGGGCAGCCTTCCGTATCGGCAAGGCACTCAGCCTTAGTCAAGCAGTAATAAATACAGCACAGGCGGTTAGTGCTGCTCTAGCACAGACTACCGACCCTACCCCTACCCAGAGCCTCCGCTTTGCTAACGCAGCCCTAGCAGGAGCGCAGGGGTTAGCTCAAGTACTCGCCATTAGTAAGCAACAGTTCAACCCTAGTGGCGGTGCTGGTGGAGGTGGCGGAGCAGCATCTGTACCAAGACCATCAGCCACAAGACCTACATTGAGGTTTGATGCTCAAGGGATAAACAGCAGTATCGGTCTAGACCAGTCACCAGACTTAGGCAACCAGATCGCAGAGAGCTTGTCTGGTAGCCCTATCAAAGCCTATGTAGTTAGCCAAGAGGTACAGACACAGGCTAAGATGAACAGAAAGATAAGAGAAACAGCAACAATAGGATAATGAGATTTTACGAACTAGTACTAGACGAGGAGAAGTTCCTACACGGCATTGATGCTATCAGCATCGTAGAGCATCCTGCTATAGAGGAGGACTTCATCACTATGAGCAAGGAGCATAAGTTCGAGTTCAAGGAAGTGAGCAACGAGAAGCGTATCTTGATGGGTGCGGCTATGATTCCAGACAAGCCTATCTACCGAGTAGATGGTGAGGAGGAGTACTATGTATTCTTCACAAAGGAAACCATCCGCAGAGCGAGTGAGCTGTACCTTATGAACGGCAAACAGAACAACGCTACCTACGAACACGAGGCACGACTAGACGGACTCTCTGTCGTTGAGAGCTGGATTATAGAAGACTCACAGAATGACAAGTCCAAAGCCTACGGCTTAGACTATCCTGTAGGTACTTGGATGGTATCTATGAAGGTCAATAACGATGACATCTGGGATAACTATGTCAAGGAGGGTGTGGTCAAGGGCTTCTCTATCGAGGGCTGGTTTATGCAGCGTGAGACTGCTATGGAGGTAGAGACTGAGCTATCAGCAATCGAAGCAGAAGAAGGAGAACACCTACTAGCATTATACCTACTAGGAGTTGCTAAAGGAGTGCTGAAGAATGACAAGAGATATAAGAGTGGTAAGAAGCTGCAAATGGAATCATATACAGACTACCCTCAGTCAGTATCTAACAATGCAAAGAGAGGCATCGAACTCAACGAGAAGCAAGGCAACAAGTGCGCTACTGAGGTGGGTAAGATACGAGCGCAACAACTAGCCAAGAAGCAACCCCTATCTGTAGACACCATCAAGCGTATGTACAGCTACCTAAGTAGAGCAGAGGAGTACTATGATGAAGGAGATACGACCTCGTGTGGGTACATCTCCTACCTATTATGGGGTGGTAAGAGTGCCAAGAGCTGGGCTGAGAGCAAACTCAAGGAGCTAGACAAGCTGTAAAAAGTAACCCAAAAATCAAATATATAGTTGTTTAATTAATAAGTTTAAGAAGATGAATCTAAACGAAGTATTTAAAAGAATCGAGATGGCTCTCGCTCCTAACGGGGAAGAAGCCACAGAAGTACAAGGTGCTAGTATGCGCCTTGCTAACGGTGTAATGCTAGAGGCAGAAGCCTTTGAAGCTGGACAGAATGTATTCCTAATCGGTGAAGATGGCGAGAAAGTACCTGCTCCTGTAGGTGACCACGAGCTAGAAGATGGTCGTATGTTAATCATCACAGAGGAAGGTATCATTGCTGAGATTCGTGAAGCGGCAGCTGAAGAAGCTCCTGCTGAAGAACCAGCACAGACTGAACTAGCTGAAGAGGAGATTGTCGTAGAAGCTCCAGAAGAGGTAGCTCCAGAACTAGAGCAGATTGTAGAAGCTGTTGTTGAAGCAGTTGCTCCTGCTATCCAAGAGGTCAAAGAACAAGTGGAAGAAATGAAGCGCAAGTTCGAGGAGTACCAGAACAAAGAGAATGAAGAGGAGAAGGTAGATATGTCTGCCGCTGCTAAGAAGCTCACAGCTGCACCTAAAGAAAAGCAAGTAGTGTTGAACCGCTACGCAAAGAAAGCACCTCAGAATACTATGGGGCGTGTATTTAGTAAATTATCATAATTTTAATAAAGAAGAAAAATGGCTACAACCACTTCAATCACGACGAGTTATGCGGGTCAGTTCGCGGCACGTTATGTAAGCGCAGCTCTTTTGAGCGCAGACACCATCGAAGGCGGTGGTATCACTATCAAACCAAACGTAAAGTACAAAGAAGTACTTAAGACTGTCAACCTTGATGCTATCACTAAGGACAGTACTTGTGACTTCTCTGACACTTCTACGTTGACTTTGGCTGAGAAAGTCTTAACTCCTAAGCAACTACAGGTTAACCTTGAGTTGTGTAAGAACGACTTCCGCAGCGACTGGGAAGCAATCGAAATGGGCTACTCTGCCTTCGATAGCCTACCTGCTAACTTCTCAGACTACTTAATCGGCTACGTTGCTGGTAAGGTTGCAGAGAAGAACGAACAAAACATCTGGCAAGGTGCTGATGCATCTGAAGGTGAGTACGATGGCTTCACAGCTTTGTTGGCTGCTGATGCTGACGTTATCGATGTAGTAGGTACTACAGTTACTGCTGCAAACGTTATCGACGAATTAGGTAAGGTAGTTGACGCTATCCCTAGCTCAGTATACGGTAAGGAAGACTTGTACATCTATGTTTCTCAAAACATCGCTCGTGCTTATGTTCGTGCTTTGGGTGGATTCGGTGCTAACGGTCTAGGAGGAAACGGTGTGAACAACGCTGGTACTACTTGGTATAATGGCGGTGACTTGGCTTTTGATGGCGTTAAATTGTTCGTATGTTCTGGTATGCCAGACAACGATATGGTAGCTGCTCAGAAGTCTAACTTGTATTTTGGTACATCTTTGATGGAAGACTGGCAAGTTGTAAAACTTCTTGATATGGCTGACTTGGACGGTAGTGACAATGTGCGTGTAGTAATGCGCTTCGCTGCTGGTGTTCAAATCGGTATCGGTGCTGACATCGTTTACTACACCTAAACACTAGGTAGATAATAACCATAGAGGGGTAGGTGGGTCAATCTGCCTACCCTTTTTTAATACAATAAACAAATGGCTTGTACATTAACAAAAGGAAGAAACGAACCTTGTAAGGACGTAGTAGGTGGTATTACCGCTGTGTACTTTGCAGACTTCGATACGCTAGGAGCTATTACCTACGATGCTACTGATACAGATGTTATCGACTCATTCGGTGGGACTCCTACTTGGTTCAAGTTTGATGTTAAGGGTACGTCTAGCTTTGAGCAGACTATCACCTCTTCTCGTGACAATGGTACTACATTCTACGAGCAGACCTTGACTTTGAACTTTAAGAAACTATCTAAGCAAACACACAACGAGGTTAAGTTGTTGGCTTACGCTCGTCCTCACGTCATCGTAGAGGATAACAACGGCAACCAGTTTATGATGGGCTTAGAGTACGGTGCTGAGGTAACAGGTGGGTCTATCGCTACAGGTGCAGCTATGGGAGATATGAGTGGATACTCTTTGACCTTTGGCGCACAAGAGAAAATCCCTGCGAATTTCGTAGATGCAACTATTACAGCTGATGCTTCAGAGATTGACGATATCTAATAGCTGAATAGTCTAGAATCAAGAAAGCCCCTCCTATATGGAAGGGCTTTTCTTTTTGGTAGCATCGCTACCTAGAGAGATGAGTGGTGCAAATATACCACATATATCCTTTTGGGTTTTATAATTAGATGATTATTGTAGAAGAAAATACAACGGCTACTATCAAGATGTACCTCCGTGACTTTACTACGGAGAGCTTCGAGATAGAGATAATATCCGAAGACCAAAGAAAGGAAGTGGTAGACACTACTATCTCTGGTACTTGGGATGACTTTGCAAAGGTGCTTACCTTTACCTATGATGTCTCTGCGCTGTCGAGCGAGAGCTTCTACGTGGTCAAGATATGGGAAGCCTCTAAGGTGAAACTGCTCTCACAGGATAGAATGTATATCATACCTTCTGGTTCTAGTGTTGCAACGTATCAACCGAAACTAGCGACCACAGAGAAAACAATGAACAACGAGTTTAAGATTTATGGCGAATAACGTAAACTTTGTACAGCTATCAAGCTACACATCTCCTAGTATATCGGAGAACAGCCGACTAGGATGGGTCGAATATGGTGATGACAATAACTATTTCCAGTATCTGATTGACCGATACAACGGCTCTCCGACTAACAATGCTGTTATTTCTGGAGTCATAGACCAGATTTTTGGGCAAGGCTTGGATGCCTTAGACTCTGCAAGAAACACAGAGGGCTACCTACAATGCCGTAGCCTCATCAAGGATGACGAACTCAAGAAGGTCATCAATGACTACTACCTACTAGGTAACGGAGCATTCCAAGTCATCTATAACCAAGACAAGAGCAAGATTGCTGAGGTACACCATATGC